AGGTTCGTGAGGCCATGGAGGTCCTCGCAAATGAATGAACTTCAGAAAATCTGGCTCGATGCTTACCGTGGTTACTTGAAAGCCGCATCAGCAACTGGCGAGCATTGCCCGTCGGATTACGACAACGCGCATGAACATGCTGATGCTGTGCTGAATAGCCTGGCCAAAGCCGGGGAGGGCGCAAAATGAGAGCATTATTGAAGCCATACCCACAGAGGGATTTGGGGATCGTGCTGTTGCGGCCGCCGGGCGACATGCTGCAGCACTTCTCAGGGAAACGTCTGCTGATCACCGACGAGCCCGCTGATTTGCGTAATGCGCCAGATGGGCTTGTTCTTCCAGAAGTGCAGCCGATCGCCAAACACCCACTGATAAGCAGTTTTCTCGCGTCAGAGCCCGTTCTTTATGCTGCCGGCGGATGGGAGGCGATGACTAATTGGGTTAAACACAATCACGGTTGCCAATGCTCCGATCATGCTGGATATCATCACCAAGAAATGACGCATGCGCGTAGGAAGCGCGGAGTTCTATCCCTATGCTGGTATCACGACACCCAGTTACGGAACAAAGAATCAGTCGATCTGGATGATTTAGCTCTGGCGAACACCATGGAATTTGTCACTGAAAGGATCCGCCGCTGGTTGGGCGAGCCTGTTGGTCACAAAATATCACTGGGCGAGTTGTGCTGGTGGGCGGTCGGAAAGGGCATAGTTGACAAGTTACCGGAGAAAATTATCAGTGAAGCCATGGGGATTCCTTATGACGTGCCCGGTGGCCAGCGCAAAGAGGCAGACGTGAACCCATGGGCGAAACAGCCTGGTGAAGTGCTGGCGGAAAACATCAAACCGGTGCTGGCGCTGGCAATCGATCCGGAGACGCCAGAATCATTCTTGCTGCGCCCGAAGCGCCGCCGGTATGAGAACACGAAATACACCCAGTGGATAAAGCGCCAGCCATGTTGTGCCTGTGGTAACGGGTCTGATGATCCTCACCACATCTCCGGCAACGGATTTGGTGGAATGGCGACAAAAGCGCATGACCTGTTCGTGATTCCGCTGTGCAGACGGTGTCACGACTCACTACATGCGAATACCCCGGATTGGGAAGCAGAACACGGTACACAGGAACACCTGTTACTAACGACATTAGACCGCGCGCTGGCGATGGGTGTTATCGCTACCGGTAAAGCAAAATAAGAGCGTGGAGAGAATAATGCGTGATATTCAACTGGTACTGGCTCGTTACGGTGTTTGGGCGAAAGATAATTCAGGCGTTGACTGGTCACCGATTGCCGCAGGATTCAAAGGACTGTTACCCGCCGAATCCAGCAAAGTGGAATCCTGCTGTGATAATGACGGCCTGATCGTGGATGCCGCAGTGGGCCGCCTGGCAGCGGTTCGGAAACCGGAAGAGGTGACCCTTATCATGCTGCATTACCGCATGGGCCTGTCCAAACGGAAAATAGCGAAGATGTACAAAGTGAGTGAAGGCCTGATCCGCCAGCAGTTGCAGGTAGCGGAAGGCTTCGTTGATGGGTGTCTCGCGATGACCGGAGCGGTGCTGGAGATGGACGCTTATACTCAGAAAATCAGGGTGGCGAAAGTCGCATAAAATAGTTCTAGTGCGCTACGCAAAAACTCTTGTAACCTGTTAAGAGTGGTCACGTAGTCACAAAGCTTAGACAATCTCAGAACCTCGCTCCGGCGGGGTTTTGTCTTTTGTGGGCATATGATAGGTTTAAGACGTTGCGGTGAATCCTACCTATGCGGTAGGGCTAATCAGCTTACCCTCCAAGTGAAGACAGCGAACCGAGATTGGCTGGTCAACGGTTCACCGGGAGGCACCCGGCACTGCAACAACCAAACAATGCTTTTCAGTCTGCGAAGATGGGATAACCCGGAGTGATTGGAAAGCGCATTCGCATGAGCGTTGGGTAAACAACGATACGCACTATCGATCCCCTTCACACTCTCAGCGCTCAGTCGAATGTTAACCCAAGCCCGCCTCATGCGGGTTTTCTCGTTTTAATGGCTGCCAGATGGCGGCCTTTTTTATTCCAAAGAAAAGCCCCGGCATTTGCCAGGGCTTATTTGTTTGTGGAATGGGCGGCGTACATGATGCTGATAACATCGTGCACGCCATTCGCCCGTTAGTTGGTCACGAGCGAACCGAGGCCCATTGCTGATGTGCACACAGCAAATGGAGCCTATCAAAAAGGGCGTCTCTGATCTATGAAAAGCACTGTGAATTTAAACAGTATAAATATTATTTGTGCTGACTCACTCCAATACATCAAAACCTTACCTGATAACTGCATTGACCTGATTGCCACGGATCCTCCCTATTTCAGGGTTAAATCATGTAAATGGGACAATCAATGGCCTGACGAGTCAGCTTATCTGACATGGCTTGACGAGATATTTGCGGAGTTCTGGCGCGTACTAAAACCATCTGGCAGCCTGTACGTATTTTGCGGTTCGCGTTTGGCTGCTGACACTGAGTTACTGATGCGTGAGCGGTTCAAGATTCTGAACCACATCATTTGGGCCAAACCTTCCGGGCCATGGAACAGGCAGCACAAAGAAGACTTGAGGGCCTATTTCCCCGCTACTGAGAGGATCCTCTTCGCTGAGCATTACAGCGGGCCTTATAGAGGTAAGGCATCAAGTTATTCCGCGCAGTGCAAGGAACAACGCAAAAATACGCTCAAGCCTCTGGTTGATTATTTTAGTGATGCCCGCAAAGCGTTGGGGATCAGTGCTAAAGAAATTCATCAGGCAACTGGTAAGCAAATGGCTTCGCATTGGTTCAGCGAGAGCCAGTGGCAATTACCCAGTGAGAAAGACTATCTGGCGCTTCAAGGGTTATTTGATCGCGTAGCCCGCGAAAAGCATGCGCGGCAAGAGCTGGAACTTCCTCACCATCAGTTGGTAGTTGAATATCATTCATTATCCCGACGTTATACGGATCTGGTGGATGAGCTAAAGCAATTGCGACGGCCTTTCACAGTGACGAGTCTCGTACCGTTTACAGACGTATGGACGTATAAGTCAGTTTCTTATTATCCTGGAAAACACCCATGCGAAAAGCCAGCGGAGATGATCAGAGACATCATCAACGCCAGCAGCCGACCGGGTGATGTAGTGGCTGATTTTTTCATGGGATCAGGTTCCACGATAAAAGAGGCCATCAACCTGGGACGTTTCGCGCTGGGCGTGGAACTCGAAGAGGAACGGTATAACCAGACGTTGGGAGAAGTATTCCCTGAACAGTCGAATACCTCATAACACATTACAGCCCCGGCATTGTCTGGGGCTTTTTTATGCCCACTATTCGCGGAGGACAATAACAGTGATAAGGGGTTTACCAATGCCCGTTACTCAATCTAACACTGCGAGAGTGTGGATCTAAATCATCGTTCAGTAGCCTGATGCCTGCTATCCTGTTCATAGACATTAGCGTGGGGTGATTTGCATGAAGCTACTAAATACTGAGTTTGAATATAGACAATGGATGGAGAAAGATTACTTTCATCTTGATGAGAAATACCCATCCGTTTTCGAGCCCGATGAGTTAGAAAGAGAACTTTTGCATCAGATGCCCGATCAATTTCCATGCATTGTTTTCGTAGTAAAAGGTCCAAGCCCTTTAGAGCCTGAAGCTTTGCAATTTGTCTACCGTTCTCAGGTTGTAGAGTGGGCCAGACTATTCGGTATCTTGGACTAGAAAAGTCAAGGCTCAACGGCTGCCGCAGGTGACCTGTCAAAAATGTGTCAATTCATTACCGTTTGGCAGAATCATTGCTATCCTTTTTAGATAAAAAAGGAGGGGCTATGAAACTGTTGAAAAACGAATTTGAATACAAATTGTGGATGACTCATGACTTTTTGCGTTTAGATGAAGGCCTGAGCACATTATTTGATCCTGACTTACTTGAGCGGGAGATATTAGCTCAGATGCCTGAGGAGTTTCCCTGTATTGCATGCATCGTAAAAGGTCTCAGTCTTTTCGAACCTGATGAAGCTAAATTCATTTACCGACCCCAGATAGAAGAGTGGTCGCGGCTAATGAGCTCGGTAACTACATAGTGTAAGAAAACTTTAGTAAGGCTGCCTGCGGGCGGCCTTTTTTATTTCATTGATTCGGCATTGAAGATAGCAATGTGCATTTAGCACTCTCTTACTTAGTTGGACTTATATCTCGGAAGTTATCCAAAAAAAACCTCACCTCTGCACTAAGCAGAAAGTGAGGTTGCCAATCAGTGGCCAACACCAGGGAAGAAAAAAACATACATCTTTAATGGTCAATAGTTAAATAATTTTTAAGTAAAATTAAGGGCTGCATATAGGTGGCCTTTTCCGCTTTTAGCGGCCAGTCAATCAGCTAACCATTCAATTTTCGCAAAGTGACTGAGCCGCTAATTTCTTCCTACATCTTGACTGCGCACCCAACCGGCAAACCGGAGGGGGAGACTATGAAAATGGACGAAAAATACAGTAACGCTACATATGGTGGTGCTGGAATTACGGCCTTCTTTGCAAGCTTATCCCTTCAGGATTGGGGCTTTATCGCTGGCGTGCTGATCGGGGCGCTCTTTACTGCTTTGACGTATTTCCTGAATCGTCGCGAACAGATGAAGCGCACACGGATACTCCAAGAGATCGCCGATAAGGTTGATGCCAAAAATCCATCAGCAACGGTTCAGCTGGTGAATGATCTCGCACAGAAAACCAGCGAGGTCTGATTTGGCAAAGCTTAAGACAAAACTCAGTGCAGCAATGCTGGCGCTGATTGCTGCTGG